AGCCGAGTTAGCAGTGTTGTTGGTCAGCGTCGCGGAGCCAGTGGCACCAAAGATAGCGGTCGTCAGCGCGTTGCTGTGGACGCTATCGCGGACAAGCGTGTCCATTGAGCGAACGGCCTTGTAGGCAACACGCTCAGCAGCAATGCTAATGAGGTCGTGTGGCGAGTCAAGGTTGGCGAGGTCAGAGACCGCAACCGTTGCACCGTACTGTGCGGCGGTGAAGTACTCAGACGAGATCGTCAGGGCATCGTCCGTTGGGGCGGTGCCTTCCGTTAGGGTTGCCGTGCTTACCGCGAGGTCAGCATAGCGAGCGTAGCGAAGGGTGTTCGTACCCTTGATGAAGCGAGCTGGGACGTAAAGTCCTGGCATCGCGTGTACAGCACGAGCGCGCAGTTCCTCTTCGGCACGAGCTGAAACCAGCTGCGTGACGAGATCAGAAAAGTTTGTCGTGCTGGTAGTCGTGGTAGCCATTGTATGCTACTCCTTATCTATCAGCGAATGGATTTCCCAACGCCTTAAGCGCATCAGAGATGCCCTTAGAGGTTGGCTTTTCTACAGGCGCGGCGGTTGCCCGACGCGCATTATTTGGATCCACTGGCGCTGGCTCCGACTCCGTTGCTGGAGAGAGTGAAGATGCCTGCTTGAAGAAGTTCTCCAAGGCGGCTGCCTTCCCTACCTCATCCAGGCCACTAGTGTCCCGAAGGAACTGGTGTGCGAGTGGGTATTCCCGTGCTAGGCGTTCTTCCTTTGCAGCCTGTTCGGCGGCAACAGCCTTCTGCTCAAGTTCCCGAATCTTGGCTTGCGCCTTCTCAAACTCGGTCATTGAGGACTGCTCCTGCTCTGCCTTCCACTTTGCAAGCTCTTCGGCACGCGAACGGAACTCATCAAGCTCCTTCTTTGTTGCCGTCAACGCCTGATCCTTGCCTGCTAGGCGCTTCTTCCAAGTGGTGACATCCGCCTCGTTCTCAGTGGGCACAGTGGCGACCTCAGGGGTCTCCACCTCAGCCGACTGCACTGGGGCGCTGTTCACGACTTCGTCAGCCACAGCATTCTCCTTTTCCTAACTCCTACCCCCACCCAATGCAGGGGATTACTTACCAAAGAAATTGAGGATGTCCACCTGGTTCTCGCTTAGGCTTCCCTGGATGCTTCCCTGGAAGTCTGAGCCCAGCGTGCCTGCTGCTTCAAGCAGAGCGCCACCCTGGCCGAGGACCGTTCCTCTGATTAATGTCTCTCCAGCCAACGTTGGCATCTTGGAGAGCTGCTGGAAATCAAGTGGCGTACCAGCAGCAGCTGGCTGCAGGAAGCCCTTAGTGAAGAAGTTTGAGAACCCAAAACCCATACGCTCTGGGGTTGCTGGGAGAGACATATTGACGGCATACCATACAGCTCGGTTGCCCATCAGGTCCCTGAGGAACCCGTCATTGCTGGCGCTCTCCATCGCTAGGTACTCTTTAAATCGCAGGTAGGTCGTCAGTCCCAACAGTGGTCGTACTTGACCAGCGATACGCGGCTTAAAGAGGAAGGTGAGCATCATCGGGATGGCCTTCTGCGTCATATACGAGTATGGGTACACACCAAGCACTGGGTGATTGATGCTGCGCTCAAACCAGGTGCGGTACTGGGAGAAGTACTGATACTTGTCCGCAATCCTTGTTCCCCTGATCATCGCGTCCTGGAAGACGCCGTAGGCGGTACCAGCAATCTCAGGGATGTCCTTCTCTGCAAGGCCGCCAGTCTTTCGTAGCGCATCCTCCCAGAGAGAGATTGTGGCATCCTTGCCCTGCGCAAGGGCGCGAGCAAGTGCCTCTGGATTAGAGGCGACAAGGCCGTCCTCAACGATCTTGCCTACAAGCGACTGCGCATCAGTGAGACCAAACTCTGCCAGGTCCTTCATTGCGCCTGGAGAGTATTGCCAGAGGAGATCATAGACCTGGCGAGTCCCAAGTTCTGCCGCAGTGACGTTTTTGGCAATCAGCTTATACTTGGCAGGATCAAGGACCGCCACCTTGGCATCCTTAATGACGCCATCAACCTTAAGCACCTTGGCCACGTGGTCAAGGAATCCAGGTACCTGCTCTGAGGCAACAAGCGTTGCCGTCGCCATCTGGCCCTGGTCATATGCAAGTCCATCCGCAATTTCGCGGGTGATATAGCGGTTGTCTATTGACATCTTCTGAAGAAGCAATGAGCGATCCTGTGCAGACATCTCGTCAACGAAGTCTAGCTTAATGTCGTGCACGAGTTTGCCCATCTTCGTTTCAATCGGCTCAAGCCAGTTCCAGAATACTGGGTTAATCTTACCAAATCGTGCCATCGGGGCAGCTCGGTCGGTAATCACCGTCATCTGCGGAGCAAAGGTCTTAACTCGTCCGCTTGCCCCAGGAGCAAGCCCTACGACACCAAAGTCACCAGCGGCGGCACGGACGATCTCGTCAAATGGCTTGAAGCCCTTGCCAATGTATTCCTTGTAGGCTGCGTTGCCCATTACCTGTCGGAAGATCTCCTCTACCTGAGCCTTTTCAATCCAGAGTCCGACTGGCCTGGTCAGCTGCTCTGCAGCAAGTCCGCCTACCCGTGAGATGATCTTGAGGGCGTCGCTCTGGCTGAGCTTCGCATCCTTGACGATCTTTGTAGTGAAGCGCTCAATGTAGTTATTCTTGACCACCTCGCTGCCGTACTGGCGAGTAAACTTGTCTACGAGGCGATCCATAATAGTTGGACGCTGCGCGTATCGGCCAACGGTCTTGTCAAATTCCCTGATCGCCGCCTGGTCCATCAGGTCGGTGAACGGGCTCACAAGGTTCGTAATTCGGTCTCGCCCAAGGCTGTCCTGCACCATTACCTGTCGCTCCAGTACGCCATTCTCTGGCGCCAGGGCGTATCGGTAGCCAGCAAGGTCCAGCTCTGGGATTCTTCGCGCAAACTTCTCTGGCAGGTTTGCCTTCTCCACTGCACTGAGTTCTCGCGTAATGACCTCTGGGTGGCTGCGAACGTAGTCAATGACGTCTACTGCTGGGGCGCCCTTGCCGTACCAGTGGCGGGCAACGTCATCGTACTTCATAATGAGCTCGTCTGCTAGCGGCCTGAGAGCCTTCTCAATTGCTGGTGCATCCTTAGCCATCTCATACTTTGCAATGTCTTCAATATCTGCAATGGAAGAGACAACCTTCTTGCCCCAGAGGGAAGCTTCTGCAACGCCCTTCTCCGTGTTCAGGTAGATGGTGTCACCATTCTCACCAGCAAAGGAGAAGATAGACTCCTCACTATTCTTGAGGCCGTGCTTAATGGCGTCCTGCAGGTCAGTAAAAACCTTGCTGACATCAATGTAGACGCGTTTGCCGTTGTCGTAGAGTCCAACAAAGAAGGTATCCTTCTCAAGGATGGCCCTGTTGCGCTCAATGAAATCACGCATAATGCCGTCTCGGTATTTCTGATTGTTCAGGAATCTCGTGCGGTCCCTTCCAGCAAGACCTTCAAGTCCATCAGCCCCCTTGGCAGAGAGTGATCGGTCCCAGGCAACAGAAAGGCCGAAGCCATCTCCTGGCTTGCGAATTGTTCCTCGGATTGGATTGTAGGTAGCGCCGCCAGTCGTCGCAATGTTTCCCTCTTCGGTAAGGAATCGTGAAGATTCCTTAATCGCATCTGGAAGTTCTCGCAATGATGAGCTGCCGTCTGTCAGGCCAAGCACCCTATCCGCAGTCCTGATGGCATCGTCCCAGACCTGTTGAGTCATATGCCGTGCACTCACAAGTGTGAGCCGTGACCAGATATGCTCAGCTGGAGCAGCAGTAGTCTCTGGGTTGGCAATAAAGAGTCGGTCAAAGACCTTGGTCAACTCCTTGTTGACTTCAACCTGTCCGCCGTTAGATACATCTGACCAGATCTTTGCAATCATCTCTCGCATCTTAGCGAAGACATCCTTGAGTTCACGGATTGGAGCCTGACCAGTGCTAAGGTAGGCAACAAACTCCTTGGCAAATCGCTCTTCCGACACCGCGTCCCATACACCGTTATTCTTGTAGGCGCCTTCAACAATAGCTGTATCGGCATCAGTTAGCTGGCGTCGTGCAAAGTGTCCAATCTCGTGAAGTGCTGTAGTAATGTCTCCAGACTTTAGGATGCCAAGGATTGCCTTGCCATCGGTATCAAAGGCCGCAAACCCACGGACAACGCCGTTGGCAGCCTTATCGTAGAAAATTCCGTCAGCTACTGAGTACGGAACACGCTTATCAACAGTATTTCCAAGCTTATCAACAGTTTTTGTAAAGTATCCAGCCTTCTGTGCAACCTCAATCCGTGACTTGATTACTTCTGCACTCATCTTTGGAAGCTTCTGGACTCCAGGGAAGATGGCAAGGTGCGGCTCAAAGATTCCACGCTTCATATCCCAAGCCATCCATTGGTAGCCACCAAGGTTGAATCCCTCAATACCTCGGTCAACCATCATACGGCCAAGGGCATCGTTTAGCGTCTGGTACAGGCCGCCATAATGTGTGACAATCTGCTTTCCTTCGGCATTTATTTGAAGCTGGAATGGGAATTCCTTAAGGTGCGCTGGAAGTTTATCCTCGTTAATTGAAACGCCCTTGATGTTTCTAAAAGTAATTGACTTCCCTTCTGGAGCAATGTACTTACCGCTCTTATTAAGCAGTGGTGCAATCTCATCTGCGGTAACGTATCCCTTCCGAAGGAGAACCTCAACCATATGGAAGTCAATGGTTCCACGTTCAAATGCAGCTGGATTACCAAGCATCGTAGCAAAGTTTCCAACCTTGAGGCCCGCACCGTAAAGGGAGGATGTAAGTCGCTCGCTGTATAAAAGCTCGTTTTCTCCCGCCTTTAGAACAAACCATTCTGGATGGTTTTTAAAGTTCATTGCGTTCATAGCAAGGCTAGCATATCGGTCATTCACGGAAGCGCCGCCAATAACCTTAGGATCAAATGCTGCAATCACATCATTTGTAATTGCATCCTTAAAGTTTTGGAATGGCACTCCAGGAACAAAGTGCTTCTCAGCAATTGCACCAAGCTTTGCAATGTCATCTATATTTTGCACCTTAAACAGTGCGGCAAGGCCCTCGTTTTTAATAAGTTGTTCGCCAGGGCTAAAGGACGCCATAATGACACGGTTAAACAGATCCACTGGATCAGTAAGTGATCGGTCCTGGCTTCTGAATAGCTTGCCGTAGTATCGCTCTCGGATACCCTCTGGAATCCTATTTGGGTTAATCTGCTGTGACTTTAGGCGCCATAGGTCCCAGTAGTCCCAGGTCCCATTGTCAAGCGCCCCAATACCGCCAGGGATTCCAACTTCATAGTCGCCAAACTTCTCAAAGGACATCTTAGCCTGCTCAGGCGTGCTGGTTACAAGCTCCCTAATCTCAGCTGGGGCTGGGGCATCAAGAGCCTCCTTATAGGCCTCAAACTTTGTATTGCGGAGCTTAGCAAGCTTGTCGGCCTTGTCGTAAAGGACAGAATCAAATGCAGCAAGCTGCTCCTTTGACAGGTCCTCTGAGATAATTGCAGCAACCTTCTGCGAGTAGTATTCTTCAATGCTAATACCCAACTTGGTTGATGCCGCATATGCAATAGCATCAAGAGTTGTGGCAGCAACAAATGCTTCTTCTGGACTAAGGTTTGTGAACTTAGAGGCAAGTTCCTTTCTGCGTTCCATAGTTGTTGCAACTTCTGAGAATGTCCTTGGAAGTCCAGCCTTTTCGTTTGCAAGCATTCGGATGGATTTGCCGAAAGATGCCCCACGGGCAAGCTCAAGGGTGTTGATTAGCTCGCGAGTGTTTCCAGCGTGCTCAGCAAACTGTGCGGTGGCAACCTCAAGTGCTCTTCCTGGCGTCAGTTCAAAGGCGTGCTGCAGCATATTAGAAAGGTAGGCGATGCCCTGCTCTGGGTTGTCGGCAAATCGCTGCAGGATCAATTTGTTTCGGTTGATGGTCTCCACTGCGGCGTCGCCAAAGAGTCGCAGGTTAGATCGCCCAAGGACCTCAGCCTGAATCTTGTACATCTCTGGGTTGGCCTTAATGTTGGCTTTGGAGACGTAGTCGGTGATGGAGTTAATAACGCCACGAACCTCTGGATTGCTAGAGAATGTCTTTGGTACGGCGTCGTATCCTTCAACAAGCCTCTTGGCAATGAGCGCTACGGTCTCATCGCTCATACCGTATCCCTTAAGGAGCTGGCCGAAGGTAACCTTGTCTGCAATTTCCGTTGTCAGGAGGGCAGCGGCGTCTGCGCCTTCCGTGATGGCCTTGTGGGCAATGTTGGCCATATTGCTGGCGAATGACTCTGGGATATTCCTACCAGCGCTTACGACAAGCTCTTGTACGCCAGATGCGCCAGCGTGCATTAGAGTAAGCGCACTGTCGGCAACTGCACCCTGGACGACATCTTTCCCAGCGGCAACCTCCAGCTTATTTAGGAGAGTTCTGCCGCCGTTAGAGTCAACAGCCTCAAGGGTCCTGCGTCCAAGTTCCTTTGCTGTGCCGCTCCCGATGATCGCACTGATCGGATTCTTCACACGACCGAAGGTTGACTTGTACACCTCGCCCCACCACTGGTAGTTCTCCCCAGCGTCCGCCATACGAATCTTCTTGGCAGCATCCTCTGCAAGCTTCTTTGCAAGCTTCTCGTCTCCAGCCTTGAGGGCTGCCTTAGAGGCGTCCTCAGCAACAGTTGCAAGGGAGCGAAGTCGGCTCACGCCAATAGCGTTAGCCTCCATTGCCAGCTTGCCAACCTCAAAAGGCTTAAGAAGTTCTCCGCCAAACCAGGTGAACGGGTCAGTTGCAAGAGTCCAAACAAAGTTTGCAAAAGCGTCCTGGCTAAAGGCACCCATCTTTGGGTCTCCGCCAAATGATGTTGCCATCTCTTCGGCAACCTGCTCGACAGTCTTACCGCCCTTGACCGCATTAATTGCGTAGTCTGGGGCTGGTCCAGTGAGCATTGAGAATGGATCTTGGCGGCCAGTAAGAGTGGACTTAATCCTAGCCTCTGCTGCTTGCTTCCCGATTTGATGACTTGGCCACATAATTGCCTTTAGCGCCCAATCTAGTGGCGTAAGAGCTATTTCAGCAGCCTTAGTTGCACCAAAGTCAATTGCCTGACCAACTGGGCTCTGAGCAACAGCGTTAACAACGTTTCCAATAGTTGCATCGGCAACCGCACCAACAGCACCAATAACTGGTTTTGTTACAAGACCGAGCACTGGGATATTTTCGGCAACGTTAACAACGCCTTTTCCAATTGACTGTACTGTATTGGCAAATCCACCAACGGCTCCACCAAGAGATTCAGCTGGGCGAGTAACATCAAAGGTTAACCGTCCGACGTTAGATGCGCTTGGGGTTAAATTAGACGTCTCAGTAGACCCAGACGATCCAATAGTAACGTCTGGAGATTGACTACCGCCATATCCAGAAATGAAATATGTCATCGGCCTCCTCCTCCCTTTCCAGCAACCGCTATTGGAACGCTTGGAACGGGAGCCTTGCTAGGAACTGGATTTGCATAGAGTGCGCGAGCGTCAGATGCAGACATTGGAGTAATTCCAGATGTAGCCGTAGGTCGCGTTACGGGAGTAATTCCAGCACTAGCAGTAGGTGCATATGGATTAAGCGTTGGGGTTACAGCCTTACTTGGAGCATACGGATTTAGGTTGTTTGACATTGCTGTTCCAAAGTTCATTTGATTATATGAGGAAATAATATTTTGTGTCTGTTCAGATCTAATTACTGACTGAGGACGAGGATCGTAGATGATGTCCTCAAGTGGTGAGCCGTCGCGCCCAAGAACTGGTGCCGCAACCTTTTGTGTGCCAACCTGCATTACACCATACCCACTTGGCATTGTGCTATAGATTGGTGCATCAATAAGTCCAGCAGCCTTCTTGGCTGCGTCGCTAATCTTGTATGTTCCATTTGGAAGTCGCTCTAGCTTATCAAGATTTGGCCCGATACTTGAATCATAGACACTGGTCATTGATTGACCATTACCCTGCTCAATGAAGGCAATGCGAGACGAAAGCCTGTCAATCTCTGACTGCATTGAAGGAGTTACGCCATAACTTGTATCCCTTGTGAGGACCTGAAGCTTACTGTTAATATCCATAAGCTCAATCTGATCTGCCTTTTTAACGGCAGTAGAGAAGAGCTGTTCAACTGCCAACGGCTGTCCAGCGCTAATGCCAAGGACAGCAAGCATTTGAGGATTATTCTGAAGTCCCTTTTTTGCAATTTCAATGTTTTGCCTAAATTCGGCATAATCGTTTCCACGCATCAGGGAAATCCAATTGACCTGAGGGAGGGCATCCTCCTTCTTTACATTTGGAGAAATTGATGTGCTAAGAGGGGAAAGGATGTTTCCACCACCAGTGGTCTGAATTGAATCAAACGGCCAACCAAGGTACGCATTTCCGTTCTTCTGAATGTAAAGCTTTTGACCATCAACATCATACTGGAATCCCCACTCTGACATTGACGTGCTTGTTCCTTGAGCAATTGCAACAACTGCTGTATTCTTAATTGACTCAACAACTGGCTGTAGATTTCCGCCGCCAAAGTCCCTAAATGAAAGAACGTTTAGGTACCCAGATTTAGATGCTGCATTTGTGTTTCCAATGGTACCAGCTGCTGATCCAGCATTAGGAAGCTGCGTAACGTGAGTTCCATCTGGGTTGATTACATCAACCATAGCTCCAGAAATAAGTGCTTGAGTGTCAATATCCATCTGTACAATTGTCGGGCTATTGTACAGCTGGGTGTATGAAACAGACTGCTGCGTTCCATCACTTGCAAGCATTACAAGCGGAGGAAGTCCAAGCATATCCTCAATCCCTGCCTGACCAGTTGGTACACCATTTAGTGCTGACTTGGAGGCCTCAATGCCCATTGCATATGAGCGTCCAAGAGTCCCAGGAAGTTTTGTTTCTGGTGGAAGCGATCCGTAAACCGAAGGAGCACCGTTCAGGTAATTACGCCACTCATTCTTTGCGCGAGCCTGACCAACAGTATCGTTGAGTCTGGTTGCATTTTGCATATCATCAGTAAACTGTGATGCAGCGTACTTAATCTCTTCTGCACCAGTAGATGTTCCGACTGACTGACGAAGTGCTCGCCCAGTTGCTGCAAGGACGCCACCAGACTGTGTTGGGTTTGCCGCATTGGCCGCGATGAAGTTGTTGGCTATTCTATTTGTCGTCGTGTCGACCTCTGAGTTAAAGTCGGAAAGGTTGTTGATGCCAAGGTCAATAAGTTCCTGCGGCATCTCAATCTGTCCAGAGACGACCATCTTATTGAACGCAGCAAACACCTCCGAGTTAGAGATAAAGTCGTTAACGTCATAATGCGTTTTCCCCTTCATCATATCTTCTGCGGTGATTGGGGAAAGTGTAATTCCAGTCGCACGTGCTGCCGCCTCAAATACCTTTGAAAGCTTCTTCTCTGCTGTAGCCGCCCGTGAGTATGATGAATCAACTGCGCCAGCAACACCCTTGGCCGTCGTTGTCTTCAGGTCAACAAGCGTGGTAAGGAAGATGTCTGAGTTTCTGCTGACTCCAGCATCAAGGAGTTGCTTTTGGAAGCTGGCAATGAACTGTTTTGTCCCGCTGATTGCACCAGAGAGTCCAGCCTGCTGTCGCTTGTTCCACTTAGAAATCTCTGCGTTGTATTCAACAATCATTCCGTCAAGCTGAGCATTCTTAAACTCTTCTGAGCCTGGTGCAAATGCATTGGAGAGGTTGGCGTCAAGATTAGACTTGAACTGATCAACCGTAATTTCCCCATTCTTTAGAAGATTTTCTGCATATGCAATGTAGTTGTTAGTTGCACTTTTCTTGAGCTCAGAAAACTTTTGCTTGTCGCTCTCGTTCGTACTCTTCATTGCATCACCGTTTAAGAATGCCATTAACTCTGTATAGTTGGAACCATTTGTCGTTGTGAACGTGCCCCAGAGGCTGTTTTCCGTCATCACTAGGCTTTCGTTGTAGAGGTCAGACTTGTTCTGAGCAATAGTCTCATAGCCAGGATCTCCTGGAGCAAGTCCAGCTGCATTTGCCCAGTTATCGTAGAACGCAGCAATGTCAGCGTACGTCTTCTCGCCATTCCTAAACTGTCGGATCAGCAACGACTCCTCAGCAGACTTTTGCTGTGCCACGAGGCTAGAGATCATTGAGGAAAGGTTTGAAGCTCCTGGACTATAGCGACCGAACTGACCTCGTCGTGCCATTACGCGTTACCTCCTGGGAGTGGCGGGAGTAGATTTTCTGCACCTGGGGCGGCAGCGTTTGCTGCGCTTGCCTCAGGAGGAAGTTGTGCCTGGTTCTCTGGCTGATTCAGTGACTGAGTTCCAGAGACTCCTTGCTGTAGAGTTCTCTGAGCATTAGCCGCCTGAGCCTCCTGCATTGCAAGTTGCGACTGGATTGTGGCAGACGAACTGTTCATCGTTGCCTGCTGTTGCTGTTGCTGGGCCGCTTGGTCTTGAGCATTCATCTGCTTCATAATGCCCATCACATTTGCCATCGTGGCCACTGCAGCTGGGTTGAGTGTTGCGTCAGTCTGCTCATCTCGGATGAGATCCTTCTCACCGATTGGATCCTCCACGCCGACACGATCCATTGCTCGCTCTGCGCTCCAGATGCGATTCTGTACCAGGTTGATTGCAGTGCTTGCAAGCTCAAGTGTGTCTCGTGGTGTAAGCTCAGGAGCAATAATCTCAATGCGGTATTCCCGATTAACGATTGCTGCTACACCTGGATCCTTGGACTCCCAGATGCGTGCGCACATCTCCCAGACCTGCTTCATCCAGGAGTAGAAGACCTTCCGCTTGGGGGCAAGTCGTGACTCGTAGTTTGCAATGAGTGCCGCAATGGCCCGTGAGGAGCCAAGGACCTGCGCTGGCGCAAGGCCTAGGAGTAGGTCATTGAGTCCAGTGGCCACCGTCAGCTCGCGGTCAATGCGGGCAATGTATGCCTCAATCTGGAACTGTGGGATGAACGGCTGGATGGCACGTAGCTCGTTTCCAGGGCCAGGTGTTGCTACTCGGCCAGGCTTTGGTAGAGCATTTGGCGGTACCTCGTCAGGTGCATCGGCACCAACGAGCTGCCACATCTGTCCACCAACAATAGACTGAATCATCTGTGCCATAGCGGTAACCCGCTCATCCTTTTCTCGGAGGAGCTGCTCTGGATCATAGAGGGCAGGCTTACCGTATGGGCTACCTGGGATCTTCCCATTTGGAAGATGGATGTACGGGATTTTGCCAGCGTACTCTGGGTGTGCGTCGTTCTTTACGAGTGTGTTGCCCACATAAATTGCGTTATATACAAGCGGTGGCTCACCTGGATTGGTTGCAACCTTGTACCAGTAGTCGTAGACTTCAATCTGCATCTGCTCGTAGGCGGTCTCACGCTTGAGTGGGTTCCGCTCAAAGGCGTTTGCCCAGACGTTGCCGATTGGGTCAGCGTGATCTCCACGGCTTGTGTATGGGTACCACTTTTCGCCCTGCTTAACAGGGATCACATTGACGCCCCAGTCCTCCTGGATTGCTTGTGGGCTCATACCGTAAGTATAGAGTGCCCAGTCTAGGCGGTTGTAGTCGCTGTTGCCAAATCCAAGGTAGAGGTTCTCTGGTCGCTCAATGACGGTGACCTTTGGGATACGCTCAACTGGGTCCCAGTAGACCTTCGCCGCCGTGTGTCCGTAAAGCTCCTTAAGGAGGGCTGCCTGCTCGTGGAGGAGGTCCATATCGTTGGCGTCCCACCAGCGGAAGTAGAGTTGCTCACGGAGCTGTGCTGCCTGTCGGTCCTCTGGCTGCTGGCCAGTTGGGACATAGTTAACAACTGGACGTACTGCCTGGATTGCGGCAGGGATCTGAACATAGGCGTGATGGATGTTAACGGAGACGTGGGCGCGACCAGCAAGTCGTGCACTTGGATCCTCTGACCAGTGGTCTGCACCACCAAGGGTCATTGTCTCTGGGTGGTAGAGGTTGTCCATTCGGCGGAAGAGGGCCTTGAGGCGGTTCTGCTCTGGGTCAACCAGCTGCTTACGCCCAAGGATCTCTTGAAGCAGTGTAAAGTCATCGCTGTTCTTTGGGTCAAGCTCTTGAGCAACCAAAGATGACTCAAGCATCTTAAGTGAGGCAGCCTCAGATGGAAGAAGTTTCTCAACGTTTGGCTGAATGCGGAGTGTTCCACGTCCTCCGCGAAGACCAGCAGAGAACGGATTTCCAGCACTCTTTGGTGACTTTGATGTGGCATTAAATCTTGATGGGGAATTAGCAATTGACCCACCAGCACTTGGAGCAGTGCGTGTGTTTCCCACAATTGGTGCATTTCCATTAGTTCTACTGTCATTAGATGAAGATGGGTAGAGGGACTGGTTTCCACCACTTCGGTTTACCTTGCTTGGGCTGGTTACAATGGATCCGCCAACTTGGCCATCATTTGGGGTCTGGCGAGATGCTGGACCAGCGCCACGAGTAGCATTAACCTTACTTGGGGAGGTTGCAATCGGCTTGCTATTATTTAGCTGCTCACTAATACGCTGACCACGAGCAAGCTTAATGGCCTTGTCAATTGCGGAGCCAATGGATGCAATCTGTTCAGGTGTTGCTACATCTGGGTCAGTTGTATACTGACCAGGGATGCCACGCGTTCCCTGAAATGCTGCTGGAATCTTTCGTACCTTAGCCATCAATCACTCGCTCCATAATAGGTGAAGGCTGGATTCTCCAGTCCCTTCTCAGGATTACGCAATGCGTGTCGCACTGCGATTGCCAGTGCCATCACTGCGTCTTGTTCTAGCTTCTTGTCCTCTAGTCTATAGATCAATAGTTGTCGCTTAAGTTCGTCCCAGGCACCGCCAATTGGGAATTCAATCTGCCCCTTGTCAATGACTGCCTTGAGGTCATTGAGGAGCTCAACCTTCTTTGCCTTAGTCCCGCCAAAGTCAAATCCACGGAGTGGACGGATAATGGAGAACTCCTGCTGAAATAGGCGACCACCAAGTCCCGTGGAGTCTACGATGGTAGTGCAGAATGCGCCGTCTTGGCTGTAGAGGAGGTGCCCCTCTCGGACCATATTGACAACAGAGGAAATGCTCTGCTTGCCACCGCGCTTCCTAATCCTAACACCTTTCAGCTTTCCGCGCTGAGTTGTGTCAAGGGTAATGGCCCAGGTCGCGTCGTGGGAGATTCCTGGGTCTACCCCCTGGACATATCGGTGGGCCCTAATGGGGCTGGACTCATCCTCTGCCGTCTTGTAAGCCGCCAGGATTGACTGGCTCCAGAAGAAAGCGTCCCGTGCCTCAATGAAGTAGCCGTCAATGTTCTGCGGGATCAGGTAGGCTGCCTGCTGGCGGATGACGTCATCAAAGTTGTCCTGGGTCAGGCCGTATCCGATGTTGTCGCGGGTGGAGAGTCGGAAGGAGATGAACTTGTCATCCCTTACTGGGTTCTCTGGGTTACCCTTCTCCCAGAGTTCGGAGTAGTCGTTGATGCCTTCGCTCGGCGTCCCAATGAAGTGGAGTGGCCCACCAGTAGAAAGTCGGCGGAGGTTGAGTACCTCTTGGTAGATCATCACAAGGTGCGGCTCAAAGGCCGCTTCGTCAAATGAGATCCCGTTCATATCCTTACCAAGGAGTGCTTTGGCTCGGTCCTGCGTGGTTCGGAAGTGGATGCTGGCCCCACCGATGATTGGGTGGAACTTGATCCAGGGGTACTCACCTCGGTACTTCTTGCTAGTCTCAATGACTTTGCCAAGTTCCTTGCTTATCGCACATCCCCTACCCCTCTGGGCTGGGTGTGCACTGCCGAGGATGGTCTCAATCTCTCGGAAGACCAGTTCGGCGGTCTCCTGCTGGATACCCACGTGGTACCACTCATATGGTGCATCCAGCCACTGTTGGTAGGAGGACTGGTCACCAGCTATTGGGTTCTTGATCCCTAGTTTGTATAGGGCGTGGTGAAGGCATACCACAGCCATAGCAAGAGTCTTTCCTGCGCGGTTACCTGCGGATACAACCGTCGTAATATATCGTGGACGGTATCCATCTTCACTTCTTTCAGAGCAGGCCTTCCACCAGGCCACCTGCCCAGGGTTTCCTTGAATTCCAAGCCAGCGAAAAGCAAAGAATTCAATGTCTCCCCTTCCACGGGCAAGGTCTGCTGCAATGTCATTTGTTAGTTGCTTCATTGACCCCTTGGCTGGGGAGAAGAGGTCGGGTCGGCTTCCCCTTCTCCCCAGTGTTATTTGGTTATATTATGAAAATACAGTACTTCTGCGACCCTTGTGATCTTTCCACCGTGACCCGCAAGACCGTTGATGAATGTTCCGTCTGCCTCGTAGTGCCGATCCTTGTAGCCAACACTACGAGCGTATGATGTCTTGGCAATGTAGTTGCCAGATGTTGATGATCCGAGTGAGAAGGATGGTGTGGAGGACTTGCTCCACCCGCAGAAGACGACATCGCTGCCAGCCTCTGCCTCTGCCATCATCTTTTTGATGTAGTCCTTGTCGTACGAGTCGTCGTGGTTGAACCAGCCCGTGTAGTCAGATGTCGCCAGGTCAAGCCCCTTGGCTCGCTTCTCGTGTCCCCAGTCGTTGCGGTTCGGTTCCGCATAGAATGTAGCGCCAGTGTAAAGCTTTCGCGCAATCTCACAAGGAGTGTCAGAAGCCAGTACAATGATCTCATCAGGTGGTCTACTCTGAGCAAGAAGCGCAGCAACCGTCCGAATCATTGCTGCCTCGTTCTCGTGAACAGTCACAACCGCTGTGAACGTCGCCACGGACCCTCCCAATGATGTCGCTTGTTGAGATTCCCTTAGTGTATGGGACATAGAGCATTGAGATTCCTCGCTCGTCTAGCCACTCCTGGCTAATCCCTAACTGGTCAATGAGTGAGGCTCCAGTCCAGTCATCACCGTGGGCAATGTACTTGACTTCTTTGTCACGGATTGTGTCAATCGTCAGACCGCTGTCTTCGTCTCCGATGTTTGTGATGACATCCTCAACCCAACGGCAGGAGCGAACTGACTCAATCCTCTCACCCAATGTGAGGACTGGCTTACGTTTGTATCGGTCACAGAAGTCGTCAGTGTTGACCGCGACGATGACCTTCCCGTGCTGTGCGCACTGCTCAAGGAATCGAGCGTGTCCATAGTGGAATAGATCAAACGTCCCGCCGACGTAGACCCACATTACTTCTTCTTCTTTTTCTTTGACTTTACTGGCGTGGTAAATACGCTCTTGTCTCCAGTCCATCCTGGTAGGTCGTTGCCGTATTGGTCATATCCTCGGCGCTGATTAATAATCTCCTGACCAATCTCTGGCTTTCCAGCAGATTCCCAGTATTGCTTTACCTTTGCATTTGTCCATCCAGCACCAGTGTCCCCATACTTTCCAGTTCCCTTAGTGTACTCAGATCCACCTAGTGAAAAGAACTCATTCTGTAGGTTATTTCCGCGCTGTAGGTTAGAGATCTTTCCAGAAATATTCCTTACCTTATTAGCAACATTTTTCCCAACTGCATTGGTAGTCTCTGGCATCTTCTGGAGCAATCCATAGAGCTTCTTATAGTTAGCCAGTGCTTGACTGTATGTGACAGAACCAGATGCCGCCCTATTTACTAGTGTATTGGCCCTTGCTGTTGTAGCAACAGTTGCCGCTGGAGGAGTAGTGCTTCCAGACATTTCATTAATCTGTTTTAGCACATTTCCAGCGTAGTCCGTTGGTGCCTGCTCTCCAAATCTTCCCTTACGTTGCGCCATCCTATTCCCCTTTGTAGCCAAATGCTACGTCATTAGGGTTGAGCCAGCGAAGGATCACTGGAAGAAGTGCTGCGATACCAGCAGAGATGACGCTCTTGATGGCGTCGCCATTGAGGTCAAATGCCGATCCACCAATAGCAAGAAACTGTGCCACGCAGGCAGCAGCAAATGATCGTCCCCAAGATGCAAGAAGTGCCTTCTGTTCTTTATTCATAGTGTCTCCTACTTCTTTACGATGATGCAACGCTTAAAGGGTGCATCACCCTTGCTGGAGGCAATTGCCTTCAGTTCCTTCTCCGTCACCGTGACGGCAAACTTTTCCTTACCCTTACCCGTGAATGTCGGGTCCGCGAACTGGAACCCGTGGTCCTCGCACCAGGCTGCGGCAGTCATATGACCGTACGTCGCGCCAGCGTGCCTACCGATGTATCGCTTGTGCCACGCGCTGATGGCCTGTGGAGGGTAGTTCTTTGCTGCGTCCACGTTGATGATGAGTGCGGCGCCCTTCTTGAGGCTTTCCACGCAATCGTCCCAGTCCCTCGAATATCTGGCGTTGGCGCCAAGTACCTTGCAGGTCTTGATTAGATCCCATAGACTTGAACCATTGTCGCTGACACCCTGCTTCTCCTTGAATCCAGTGGCTTTCTCTTTTGCTGCGATACCATCACCAGCAGTAATTTCCTTGCCAATGACCCATGAGGAAGCGCACGCGGCGCTGGATGGTCCACAGTCATCAAGTACGCCGCCAGCCTCTACGTGGTCAAGCTGTGACCTAACCTTCAATTGCATCAAGCGGCTCCTTAATCTCTGTTGCCTCTAGGATCTGGTAAGTTGCCCCACCTCCAAGGATGCCTGCGAGGGTCAGTGCGATCTCTCGATCAGCGCCCTTTTCCTGTCGGCGGTCAATCATCTCCTGTGCGCGAAGTCCTTCAGCGAGGGTCGGAGTCATTAGACCCTCTTCAACTGCGGAGTGGACGTAGTCACGGACAAGTCCCGCTAGATCACCGCTGCCCTTGATCGTCTTCTGCTGCTTCTGCATCACCTTGACGGCCTGCTGGCGAAGTCTCTCGTGTGGCTCGGTTAGATGTTCACGCTTATGCTTACCGAGAGTTATTCGGCTAATGTACTGGGCGTTCTCT